ATAGCACAGACAACACTCATCTATGACTCAAATAATAATTCATCTGTAGCAAGTGGTACTTTTGATTTAAGTACAATGGCATTCTTACCGAATGTCCCGCTTATTGATCAGATTGAAGTCGAGAGAGTCTTTGATACTGGAGCTGATACTAATTTTGGAACAAATGTATTTACAATTGCAGACCGAAGACAGTTATTCATCTTCCCAAAAAATTGGTACACAATCAATGAACAAACCAAGGTATTGACCTTTATTGATTTAAGTACAATTCTTGTTGGCTCATCTTACAATCCTTTTAAGTTTTATCCTGAAAGCCGTTCTTTTTCACTAACTTTAAAAGATGCAAATGGGAATGACCAGTATGTTGACATCCCACTACTGCAAGCAAATACAACTTCCGGACCGCCAGTTCGACAGTATGATAAAGTTTTTATTCGTAGAAAGACTGTATCACTCAATAGCATTGTAACCTTTGCACCCGGTACTCGCTTAACTACAACACAGTTAAACCTACAGTTTGATCAGTTAAAGTATTTAGTACAAGAAGTTGTTGCTAAGATTCGTAATGAAATTATTCTTAAGTATGACGAGAATGCAGTTGACGGTCCCTTCTTAGGGAACGGCGATTTGAAAATGAATAATAACTTTATTAAGGATGTAGGTAGTAAAGAAATTACTGATACTGGAACATTCTTTACGGGTCAAGATAATATCGCCTACTCAGGTGGTACATTTATTGCCAATGTGTTAGCAGTAAAAAATGCTGTAACCAAAGGTGCAATCTATCGTACAGGTCTAGTTGCTGGAACACCAACATTTACTGGTGACTTTACAACCAGACTTCCGGGTGTTGCAACAGATTATAAAATTACAAATTTATCTCCCGGTACTGCGGCAACTGATGCTGTAAACTTAAGTCAGTTAAATAATGCTGACAACTTAACTTCCGGCACAGTAGCTATTGCTAGACTTCCTAATGCTATCCCACTGTCTAAACTAAGTTCAGCAATAGGACAAACTTATACCTTCCCTTTAGAGAATCTTCCTAGTACTTTAACTACATCTGTTGGTACTTTTGGACAGCTAACAGCAAGCAATACCAATAACATGGTGTCTGCTACTGTTAATAGCAAGGGTATCTTAAGCAGCCTAACCCATAGAAATATGACGGTCGATGATCTTCCAGTTGTATCTGGTCTAGTCGCACAATCATATGGTGGGACAGGTAAACTGCTTACAGTCGCAGCAGATACCAAGGGTCGTATTACTTCTATTAGTACTGCTACTATTACAACAAGTGATTTACCAAATACTGCTGTTACCGCTGGTTCTTATGGAGCTATTAGTGGTGTTAGTGCCAATGCACTCACACGCTTTACGGTAGATGCTAAGGGTAATCTAACTGCAGCTGCTAACAGATCAATTGAAGTAAATGATTTACCTACTACATCCGTTACTGGTGCTGGTACATATGGTCAAGCTACGGCATCTAATACCAACAATATGTTACAAGTTGCGTATGATAATAAAGGTCGTGTAACTACCACTAGCCATAGAAATATGGGCATTGATGACCTTCCCGGTAGTATTCCATTAAGTAAATTGAGTAATGCTTTATCCCAAAGTTATATCTTACCAAAAGATGCTATTGCTGACGGTTCTATTTTAGTTGCAAAATTAGATACAGTAACCGCAGGTCAATCAGCTCTTCCAGTAAGCTTTATACCTTCAGGTATTATCCTTAGTAAGATTGATCCTGCAACTCCCGGTGCATTCGTTCTCCCAGACACATGTCTAAATACTATTGCTACTATCACAGCAGGAGCGTATAGTACGCAGCCTGTAAAAGATATCACAGTAGATACTAAGGGAAGAATAACTGCTATTAGCCAAAGAGCTATTACTAGTGGAGATATTCCTGCATTATCTGCTTCAGCTATTAGTATTACTACTTCACCTTTTGCTGATGCTTTGATTCCACCTTTAGCTACATCTTCAGCGGGTAGTTATGGTAGTACTACTACTATTCCTACATTCACTGTAGATACTAAGGGACGAGTCACTGTGGCTGCAAACTCTGTAGCCATATCAACAGCACATATCAGTAATTTTAGTACTAACACTAATACTCTTATTGATGCAAGAGCACTATCTCTTGGGGTTGGTGCTTTCTTTAATGCAGGTACTAAGTTAATTAGTAATGTACTTAATCCCGTAAGTGATCAAGATGCAGCCACTAAGAAATATGTAGTGGATAATTTCCAAAGTCTTAGTGGTTTCAATGCTGCTGCACTGACGCAGATTCAAGCGAATGCTCCATTCTGGGATTCAGTCAATAGCCGCTTTACTGCCCTAAGATCTTCAGTAGCTCAAAATATCTTTGGTGTTGCTACACCAACAGTGGATAGTCATGCAGCTAATAAGCTATATGTTGATACTGCTCTAGCTAGTTACACAACTACAGCAACTCTTAATACGCCGATAGATGCTAGACTTGCTACTAACTCAGTCTTCTTGTCTGGTGCTGTGCTCAGTGCAGGTACTAAAAGAATTACTGCGGTTGTAGATCCTACTTCGGCTCAGGATGCAGCAACTAAGAATTATGTAGACACTAATTATACTCTAACCTCAGCTATCAATACACCGATAGATGCAAGACTTGCTACCAATTCAGTCTTCTTATCCGCAGGTTCGCTAAGTGCCGGGACTAAGAAGATTATTAATGTAGTTGATCCGACTCTGGCTCAAGATGCAGCAACGAAGAATTATGTAGACACAAACTACACATTAACTTCAGGTCTTAATACTACTATTGATAATCGACTTGCTACCAATTCAGTCTTCTTATCCGGAGGTGCGCTAAGTGCCGGGACTAAGAAGATTATTAATGTAGTGAATCCAACAGCTGCTCAAGATGTTGTTACAAAGAGTTACTTAGAAGCTAATGCAATCTTTGCTACCGGATCCAATTTAAGTGCGGGTAATAAATATCTCACTGATATGATTATGCGCCCTGCTGGTTCTTTGGCAGCTAATGATGCCGTTAACTTTGGTTATGTTGAAACAGCTGTTCTAAATGCTGGTGGTTCTATTGTTGGTACGGCTACTCCTCAAGTGTTTAAACAAACTTGGGCATCTGCTACTGCCATTGCATCTACAACACCAGCAACTACAAGCTTTATACGCTATCGCTTTAATTTTGTAGATCCTACAAACCCAATATACGCAACCAGTTCAGCAATGATTCTGATTGATGCTGAGGGTGGCACTAGAGTCTTCACTCCTAATGCATTAGATGCTACGGCTGGTACTGTATATGATGGATACTTCTTCTTAGATACTAGTGGTGGAGCAACTAAAGTACTAAATGTATATGTTAGTGCTACCCCAACAGGAAGCATCACAATTAGAAACTTTGGTTTATCTCGCGTTGTTTCTGGTGGTCTTGCTACAACTAGTTCAACTGGTTTAGTATCTATTGCTTCCGGAAATGATGGTGGTATCAGTGTAACAGGTCTTGGTGATCTTGCACTTATTCCTGCAACTGCAACTCAACTTGGTGCTGTCAAACTAGGCACAGGTTTAGCTGCTGGCTCTGGTGGCATAGTAAATGTTACTTATCCTACTGCTGGCACTGCTACCCTTGGTCAGGTTATGGTTGCTCTAGTTGCAACTAGTGGTTTAAGTCTTAACACCTCAACAGGTGCGTTGTCTTTACCTATTGGTACTGCTTCACAACTAGGCGGTTTAAAGCTAGGCACAGGCTTAGCTGCTGGCTCTGGTGGCATAGTAAATGTTACTTATCCTACTGCGGGTAATGCTACCCTTGGTCAAGTCATGGTTGATGCTGTTGCCACAAGTGGCTTAAGTTTAAACACCTCAACAGGTGCTTTATCTTTACCAGCTGCAACTACGACACAACTTGGTGGTATTAAGCAAGGCACAGGACTTACCATTACAGCTGGTGTTGCTGCGGTTAATCTGACTGATACAGTTAATACAACCAGCAGCACGACTGCTGCTTCGGCTACCTCTGTTAATACACTAAGACTAGCCAGTATGCTTATTGACGGTACTATTCAGATGACAGGTAAGCTAAGGACTGCTACTGCAACTACGGCAATAGCTTCTCTATCTATTCCTCCTTCGGCTGCAACCCTTGGTACATTGGTTAACGGTGACCTATGGAATCTTAATGATGTCTTACAGTTTAGAACAACCTCAGCTACTAAGCAAATTGCTTATAGAGATGCAGCTACAACAGGTGCTCTTGGTTTAGTACAGATTAGTACAGGCAATGATAGTGGTCTTAGCATCAATGGTTCTGGTGTACTTTCTGTTGTTCCTGCTACTTCTACCGTATTAGGTGGTATTAAGCAGGGTACAGGACTTACTATTACATCCGGTGTTGCTGCTGTAAACCTCTCTAGTTCACTAGCCTCTACACTTACTGATACAGCAGCGACTTCTTCTGCTATAAAAACTGTTAATGATTATGCTGTAGCCACTAACTCTGCTCTAGTTACTGCAACTGCAAGAGTAACAACGCTTGAAAGTACTACAGTTCCTGCGGTTGCTACTACGGCAAACAATGCGTTGGCTCGTGCTGGTGGAACAATGACTGGGATGATTCAACTACCCGGTAGTACTACCTCTCTAGCTCCTATACGCTTTGTTGGTGGCTCTGCTCCTACCTCACCTACAGCGGGTGATCTTTGGTGGGAATCAAATACACTGAAACTGCGTGTTGGTGCTGCTACTAAGGATTTGGCATTTACTGATTCCCCACTTACGGGAAATGCAGCAACTGCTACTCAGCTAGCTACTACTCGTGCCATTGCCCTTACTGGTGATGTTACTGGTACAGTTAATTTTGATGGCTCTGCTGCTGTTTCTATAGCTACAACAATAGCCGCTAACTCTGTTGCTCTTGGTACTGATACTACTGGAAACTATGTTGCAACTGCTACGGGCAGTGATGGTGTTGCAGTTACCGGAAGCGGCAGTGAAGGTGCTGGTATTAGTATTACTAATACTGATAAGGGTAGCTCACAAGCTATCTTTAAAACCATCACCCCATCTAGTGGAACATCTGTTACCGCTGCTACAAACTCTAGTACACTCAATCTAACTGCAGGAAGTGGTATTACTGTTACTGGTTCGGGTTCAACAATTACTATTACTAATTCGGCAGTAGCTCCAAATATCTTTGGAACTATTGCTGTAGCTGGTCAATCCAATGTTGTTGTCGATACCACAACAGATACTTTAACACTTGCTGCTGGTACTGGTATGAGTATAACTACTGATGCTACTACTGATACTGTTACCTTTAATAATACTGGTGTTACTAGTGTTACTGGTACAGCCAATCAAGTAACTGTAACTGGTACTACTACGCCAACTCTAAGTTTACCACAGAACATCCACACTGCTGCTACTCCAACATTTGCTGGAGCCACACTTGGATCTGTTATAATTACTAGTGCTGCGGCTAATACACTAACAACAACAGGCAATCTAGATCTTATTCTAGATCCTGCTGGAACAGGTAAGATCAGCTTGCTAGCTAATGTGGATTGTTCTACAAATACCTTAACAGCGGGTGCTAGTACTTTAGGTACACTTTCATGTGATGCTATTACATTTAAGACTACAGGCACTAAGCTTAAACTCGGTACAACAGATTCTACACTAGAAGCTATTTCTACTGCTAGTGCTGGTACTTATGCTGTTGGTGATCTTGTTCTTCGTGCTCCAGTATCCGGTAAGGCATTCTTGGTTTACAGTCCATCTACGGCTCCCACCCTAGCGGATGCAATTATTACTAAGAGTGCAATGGATACTGCAATCAGTACCGCTACTTCAGGGTTTATGACCCTTACTGGTGGCAACGCAGGTGCAAATAGTCAAACCTTTGGTTCTTCTCTTGGTAACTTTAGTGTTACGGGCTTTGCAGGTGCTACTAATTTCGAGATTTTAAATAGTGGTAGTGCTTCATTCGCTAAGCAAGTTACTATTTATCAAGGTGGTCTTGCTGTTAATTCAGGTGGTATAAGTGTTTCAGGTGCTTCTGCTATTGGTGGTAGTTTAACTGTTACAACCGCAGCAATTACTGCTGCTACAGCACCAACTACTGGAAACCATTTAACTAATAAGACTTATGTTGATGGTGCTATAGATAGTATAAGTGATACTAATGCTAGCCTTCCAATTAAAAAACTGCTTATGCAGGTTCCTATAAGACAATATGTAATAGGAGCAATAACCCTGGCTGCGGCTGCCGTTATTACTACTAGTGGTATGACTGTTAATGTACCAAAATATTTTCCAATATTCCATTCATCGGGTGGTGCTAGAAATACATCTCTTACTGTACTTGAGGGTCATCAAATTATAATTCTTGAGCAAAAACTAACAGCGGGTAGTACAACTTTTGCCTATACCAAATCTGCGTTATTTGCAACTGTAGATCCAATTGCAACAATGCTAGCTTATCGTATAGATTCTAATTCTATGACTACTACTGGAACATTTACTAGAGTATCTGTAGGAAGTGTTTTAACTGGTGGTGTAGGTGGTACTACATTCACACTTAATAATGGTGGTGGAGCAACTATTGAATATGTTTTAATGCGTATAGCTTAAGGAATAACCTATGAATGAGAATAACATTGGTATCTATGTTTCGGTATTGCAATTAGCTATTCTCACCATTGGGGTAGTTACTGTTATTATACGCCTAGGCAAAAGGGAGGCTCAAATCGACAACAGCATGGCAGAACTTCTTCTATTAAAAGACATAACTAGAGATCTAGTTAAGACTGATATTGAATTAGGAAAGAACATGGTGGCTGTGATGGTTGAGTTGAAGGAACTACGGTATCGTATTGAGATGCTGGAAAGGAATTAATGCGTAAGATATTCTTACTAGTTTTTCTTACAGGATGTTCATCTGTTAATGAGATATCTACAAGCACTTATAAGATTCAAACAAATGCTTTACAGATATTAAATACAAATGACATCGTAGTCGCCCACAAACATGCCCGTAATATCCTTGGTGAATCTGAGGATATTGCTGGTGTCTTAGGTAACATTAAAGACAGTACCCCTTGGTGGGCAGACCTACTTAGTTACGGCTTTATTGCTTTAGCTATATTAGGTGTATGTGTACTCTTGTGGTACACAGGAATTGGTACATTAATTAAGAAGGTAGTATATTCTCTTGGGTTGTTTATCCCAGAGAAGAAGATTCAACAAGCTAAGTTGCTTGCTGAAGCCAAGGACGAATCAGATCCTACTACCATTAGAGAAGCAATCGCAGCATTCAGAGCAGGAGATCCTGCCTTCGATGCTGCATATAAGAAAGTACAAGGATAATATTATGGCATCATTTATTGGTTCAATTTGGTTTGCATGTCTTCTTTGCGTGGTTGGCTATATCGCTGGATCAGTCGTTCCAGTGAGCAAGCTGCCTGAGCTGTTTAAGAAGAAGTGAATAAAGAACTTATCACTCAATTAAATGCTCGTCTTATTGAGCGTCTTCTAGACGATCTTCAGGACGATACAAAGAGTACCCCCGGTCTGTACCAAGTCATTCGTGGCGTGGTCAACGACAACCGGGAAGCTCTAGATGGCATCCCTACTACCTCCCTAGATACCCTAGAGAGTGCTATGAAGGCTAAGATGCCATTCAAATTTAAGTCTACCCAGATTTAAAACAACGGTTCCTAGGGGCAGGAATGCCCTTAGGAACCATTTGATTGTACTTGGGCTAGCAAGATAGCCCATTGACTGAGAAACCGTTTATAACCCCTGCTAGGGGGTTTAGAAAGGAAGCCCATGAAAGCTCCCCCAGAAGTCCTAGAAGACTTTAGAAACCATCTTTACTTTTGTTTCAAGTACCTAGGCTTGGGTCAACCTACCCCTAAGCAATACGCTATGGCACATCGGCTCCAAGTAGGAACTAAGGATATGCTCCTACAGGCAGGGCGTGGTGACGGCAAGTCCGTTATCATGGCATGCTATGTCTCATGGTTACTCTTGTTGAATCACAATACTACAATACTTGTATTATCAGCAGGGGCTGACCGAGCTATTAAGTTTGTGTTTCAAACAAGAGCTATCCTAACTCAGGTTCCTTACATGAAGGATCTTGAGCCATTAGAGAATGACAAGGATAGTGCCTTTGGTTTTAATGTACATACCCGTACCCAGTTCGGACAGGATCTGTCAGTAACTGCTAAGGGTATTACCTCACAGATCACAGGTCTACATGCTGATCAGATTATTGGTGATGATGTTGAGATTGTAGAAAACTCTGACTCCCCTCAGGCTAGAGAGAAACTCTGGGAGAGATGCTTGGAGTTAGAGAATGTAGTAAATAAAGTTGATGTGGCTAGTATCCGATTCTTGGGTACACCACAATCTAAAGACTCTGTATATAATAAATTAGGTGGGATTTACCCCACCGTTAAGTTTCCGGCTGTCATGCCAGACTTAACTAACCCCGAAGAGATAGAAAATGTTGATGAATATATTCTTGGTCTGGGCTTTGAGCCGGGAGAATCGACTCAGCCTGAAAGATTTCCCACAGAAAAGCTTGCTGAAATTGAAGCGAAGATTGGTCCGACCAACTTTGATTTACACTACAAGCTTAAGACATCGACTTCAGATGTCAAAAGATACCCCCTTAGATTAGAAGATTTAATTGTATTGGATGTAGATCCACAGGTCTTCCCAGTCAAGGTAGTTCATGCTAAGAGTGTTGTGAATAAGAGAGTCTCTTCATTTGGTATGAAGGGTGATCTTGTTTATGAGCCTATGCATATTGAGCCATCCTTTGTTCCCTACAATCAGACGGTCTTATTCATAGATCCCTCAGGTCGTGGTGCGGATGAGACAGCTCTATGTGTGGCTTCCTTTGCTCATGGTTATATTGTGATACATGAATTGACAGGCATTCAAGGAGGATACGATAGTGTTACCCTGATGAAGATCTGTAAGCTTATTAATCAATACAAGATTAACCTTGTTAAGTATGAGTCTAACTATGGTGATGGTATGTTCGGTAAGATCATCCAACCTGTCATTGCACAGAGTTGTGGACAGATTGGAATTGAAGAGTACAAGGTTACAGGCTCTAAGGAGAATAGAATTTTAAGTACACTTGAGCCAATCATGGCACAACACCGTCTTGTGTTTGATGTTGGAGTTATCCAAGACAAAGAGAATCAGATGCAGATCACTCGACTACAGAACAAACGGGGTGCTCTTAAGCATGATGACCGTGTTGATGTACTGAGTGCTGCTGTGTCCCATTGGGTTAATGCTTTGGCTATTGATCCAGATAGAGAATTGATTTACAAACAACAGGAAGACTACAAGAATCAAATTAAGGATTGGATGGGAAACAAAAGAGCACTTGGTATTCTAGGTACTAGGCTTTCTGGTGCTATCTTGTTGAATGGAACGGACATCCCAAAGAGTAAGTTCGGTAAATCTATATTAAAAAGAAATCGTTCATGAGTATAGCTGTTGTAACAGGTATTGGTCCCCGTACTGGTACTTCATTCGTAATGCAGAGTGCTAAGAAGGCAGGACTCCCCATCATAGGGGAGGCATTCAATAACATGGTTGTTCCTAAACACAATCCTAAGGGATACTGGGAAACAAACACACTAGACCCTAAACAATTAAATAACCATATTGTAAAACTATGGTATCCTGATTTAATAACCCTTAACACAAATCGAATATCTCATATTGTTGTCTTAGAAAGAAAAGATAAGCTAGCTCAGATGTATAGTATGTACAAAGTCTTTAAAGATGAGTGTGAACTACATCCTGTTTTTGCTACTCTAATCAATCCAGTAGATATATTCTACGAGCATGCTACTTATTTAAATGAGTGGCTCAACAATCAAAATCAAAATAAAATAATGCGGGTAAGTACTGAGGATCTCACAGATTCAATACCAGATATCTTATCCTTCTTAGAAAGAGGACTCAAATGGGTGTAGGAGTAGCAGTCGGAATGGGCGTACTATCTTTAGCCTCTGGCGTTATGGGTGCATTGGGGTCAGCTAGCCAAGCTGACGCAGCAGCACAAGCAGCAGAGATCCAGCAAAGGAATGCAAACTTTCAGAACCAATGGCAGAAGGCAACGCAAGACAGAAATGTTATGCGAGAGTTCCAAGCCAACCTTCAGCGTAGTGCTCAGATTGAAAAGGGTGCTGCAACTGAACGAGCATTATCAGAATACTATTTAGACAAGTCATTCTCAAATCAAAAGAGTACACTAAGCAAGCAAACCTCACAGGTCAATGCACAGTTCATCTCTTCAATGACAAGCCGTGGTATTACTGGAAGTAGTGGAACGGCTAGAGCAATGCTTCGTCAGAACATTGAAGCATTAGGTAGCAACATGGTAGCCCTTAAGCTAAATCATCGTAGTGCCTATCAAGATATTATCACACAACAACAAACAAGACTAGGACAGCGAGGCAATGCCTTTGCTCCAGACCTTGGAGTCTTCATCCCATCTAAGGGTGGTATTGCTAACAACTCCTCAACTGCATTGACCACGGGTTTAATTCAAGCTGGTCTGCAGGGAGCATCTGTTGGTCTTCAAGCTCAGATGAAGTATGGCAGTGGTGGAGATAAGCCACCTGCTGCTGGTGGCTCAGGTGGTTTAATGGGCATGGGTAGTCTGCCGCCAATGCCAACTTTTGGAAATATAAATGATATGCGTTTTTAAAAGGATAACAAATGGCTAAAAAAG